CAGCTGCACCTCCTGTGCCATCAGCACCATCTTCTCCAGAAGGTCCAGAAACACCAATCCATTGTGAACTAGTTCCATCGTTATAGTAGACATACAGAGTACCAGAAGTGGTATCAAACCATTGATCACCAGAATTAGGACTTGTTGGTGCTGTATCTGAAGTTGTTACAGATGAACCCCCACCAACACCATCAGCGCCAGCAGGCCCAGTTGCTCCTCTAACACTTACCCATTGTGTACTACTTCCATCATTGTAATAAAGATATAATCCACCATTACTAGAGTTCCACCACAAATCACCATCACTTGGTGCAGAAGGTGCAGTATCTGAAGTTGTTACTGCCGCAGTCGGTCCTGAACTACCAGAATCTGCAGTTGTCGTAACTGGTGTTGTTTTCATTCTATTGATAACATCACCAAGTTTTTTTAATTCTGTCGCAGTTGCACCAGATACTAGAGTATTGACTCTTGCATTTATTGCAGTTTCTATAGTTGCATTTTCACTTTCACCAATTTGCAGTGCCGCTCTAGATAAATTAACCAACTCGTCTATAGTCGCAGTAGGAATTTGTGAAAGTATTGCAGAAGATACTGCACTTAATGATGTGTCTAGATTACTATCTGCCATTTATTTTTACCACGTTTTATCTATAGGAATTCTTACCCAACTATTTAGGTCTTTACATACGTACATATAATCAGAATCTATACGAACATCACCCTTGTTACCAATATCTGTGGGTGAAGATGGTGGCAATTCATCAAAAACCTCCATACTTCTGTCCACATTGTCTCTACTTAAAGTCTTATCTCCAATATGTATAGAATTATCACTTACATATAAATCTCTAATTTTATATTCTGCAGAACCAATATCATATGTATCATTTGCATCTGGTAAGATATTACCAGAAAAACTTCCTAGATGAGATTGCACTCTTGCATTAGTATAGTATACATTAGTTGTGCCTTCTGTCAAGCCATCTGTATTACTAATCGAAGATGCAACTGTTAAGCCAGGATTTCTGAGTTGTCTTAATGCGACAGAAAGTTTCCTCAAATCTTCAGCGGATGCCCCCGATACCAAAGTATTGACTCTGGAATTTAATGCAGTTTCTACTGTAGCATCTTCGTCTAGTCCAGCAGCTCTAGCACCTCTTGCAAGTTGAGTAACTTCTTCTATAGTTGCAGTTGGCAAATCATTAAGAATTTTAGATTTGACTGAAGCAATAGAAGTGTTCAAGTTTGTATCGGCCATCTATATTTTATCCTTTAGTTCTATTGATTATACATGTCGTAATACAAAAATACCACTGCCACCTTGGCCGACATTCGCGTCGAGATACGAATCAGTCTTGCCTCCACCACCAGATCCAGTTCCATTTGTTCCATTGGTCGGTGCAATCTCAGTGGAAGAATTACCGTATTTCCCACCATTACCACCAAGTCCATAACTAGTGGTCGCATGAGAAGTACCTTGAAAAGTAGCGCCAGTAGCACCTTCTGCATAGTATTGAGGACTACCTGTCTCTATCGAATTGGCTCTTGGATCGCCGGATGCGCCCAGAGTACCGGCCGCGCTGCCAGCGCCGCCCCCGCCACCTCCATAAGTGTTGCTAGTTTTGTTGCCGCCGTTATTACCATATTCATGGAATGATTCACTACCAAATGCGGTAAATGCTCCTTTTGCTTGTGCGATAGATATACCAGAAGAATTGTCGGGCCCTGTATCACCACCACCAGAACCACCGTTAGAAGTTGCCAAATTACCGCCCCAACCTCTACCAGCACCACCACCCAAGGCAGTCATAGAGTCTCCAGTAGTAGTATTTGTTAATACTGTATTTCCACCAGTACTCCCATTGCCATCATTGGATGTTGCACCAGATCCACCGGCACCAACTGAAATGGTATAATTACCAGCCGGCAAAGTTACCTCGAACCCCTCGACCATTCCACCAGCGCCACCGCCACCACCGGCAGCATTACCATCACCACCACCACCGCCACCGCCGACCATTAATAAGTCGTACTTGGCTGTAGTTGGAATTGTGAAACTACCACTCCCAGAGGTTAGTTTTTTAATTAAATAATCACCATATGCAGCTGCACTTAGTCCAGATACGTTTGTGACCTCACCATTAATCGGTAGAAAGTTAAGACTAAATGCTGAGGCTACGGATGTCGCACCAGAACTACCGTCAGTAACACTAAATGTTAGAGTAAATGTTCCACCATCTGCTGGATCGTTTGTGCCTGGCGTTATAGTAAATACATTTTCATTTTGTGAAACAGTTGCTGTTGTACCAAGAGAACCAGATGTGACTGCATAACTCCATGTTAGGGGGAACCCTTCGGGGTCTGTGGATACTGCTGTAATCACTGTAGGTGTTCCATCAGATTCTAGTGAATATGTTCCATCAACTCCAGTGATTGCAGTTGGAGAATTGTTTTCAAGTGTTGCAATTTTCCACCAACCAGATCCATTATATACATACATATTATTATTTGCAGTAACCAAAGCAAGATCGCCAGAAGACATTCCAGTTGCAGCAATTAATGTTGCCATATCTGCATAGACAGTAGCACCACCAGAACCTAATAGTCCACCAGTGTCTGTTAAATCAGAGATATCATTTGCAAGTAGTCCACCAGTGTCTGTTAAATCAGAGATATCATTTGCAAGAACACCAGTTTTAATATCCCATCTTGCTTTAGTGGAATTATATTCAAATGTCATAGACCCAACATCAAATGTTTGTCCATTTGTTGGTGAATTTGGAAAATTAATCGCCATTCTATTATCCTTCTAATGGTGCTGTTGGTGGTGTAAAGTTTGCGGTGTATTTACATTCGTTAGAAATCCTTAGATCCTGAATGTAGCCAGTATAGTTATAGATATAGTTATTGTTAGGGCCAGATCCGATAACAATCCCAGAGGGATTTTTTAAAGTTCGGCTATTGGAAAAAGTAGTAGGATTAACCGATCCATTAATAAAATATCGAACGGTGTTACTCGTTCTTGTCACTGCTAAATGTACCCATTGATCGGTTGGTAGAGTTGTATCAGCGCCCGTGTAAGAACTATCATCAATTTGTAGTTGAGGATAATTCCCACCACCAACATAAAATGACCAATAGCCGTTACTAGACCAACTCCCAACATTGTTTACAGATGAGACAATAGTTCTATTTCCTGTCGTAGTAGAATAGACCCAGCACTCAATAGTAAAATCATCACCTAAATCTGGAACTCCTGTAGCTGTGGCACGATCCCCAGTTCCATCAAAATACATTGACTTAGTACTAGCAAACTTAACCTGAGTTGTTGATCCAGTTGTATTGCCAACCAGTTTTAGGTTGGCGTTCTGAGATTTATCAATGATCGAAGCATCTGTACCTTTAATGTGCAATTCTGATCCTGATGAAGATAGTGGAGCAGTTGGTGGAGTGAAGTTAGATGTTCTTGTGACAGAACCTTTGATTAAAGAAATATCAGATAAATGACCTTTCATAAAAGTATTGTTATATGTTCCGGCGCGTCTACCAAAATCGAGTATTTCACCATTTAAATTAGTTGAGGAAGTTGATGTGCCTACTTGTTGGCCATTAATATAAAAAACATGATTATTAGAAGCATCCCTTGTCCAACAAAAATGATACCAAATATTTGACTGATGCTCGGTTGCGTATGCCAAAATATTGGCATTGACCGGTGCATCATATAAGTATACATTTGATGAAGTTATAGCTAATTTATTGATGTTGTTCCCCGAACCATCATAATAATCAAATATAGTTGCTGGACTACTTAAAAAATCATCAAAACGATACCAAAATTCAAATGTGAAGGCAGAACTAGACCCCAATGAATAATTAGAAGAAGTTGTTGTTAAATAATCTCCCGTACCATCAAAATACACAGACCCGCCGTGATTAGCCGCTGAGTATTCTATGTAGTCGTGTGGTGTATCATTAACTATAGATATACCAGAATTTGCTATTGTAAGTGTTTTAGGAGAAGAACTTTTATCTCCATGATAAGGTAATCCGCAACCTAAAAACACAGTTCCAGTTGTAGGTTCTGCAGCACCATCGGCATACGTTGAATCTGGTTCATATGCATAACCTTTTACTATATGCAAGTCTTTTATATACGCCTTTAAGTCATTAGTACCGTTTTGTTCCTCGCCCATTTTGAAATTTTGTGAAGTGTAATCAGTACTATCTGTAAAAGTTGTAGCTTGTGTACCATTAACGAATACTTTATTATTACCTGATCCATCACGAGTCCAACAGAAATGTTGCCAAACATCTTGACTTGAGGTTGACGTACTACTTAACCAAGTATTTGAATAGGTATAAAAAGTAATATTATTTACTGCCATCATGACGCCAGGATTAGTACCATCATTGGTATCAAATATAGTTCCGAGATATTGATGTAATAATTTCACCCAAACCGAAATTGTAAATGCACCAGTACCAAACGCAAAATCACTTGAAGGAGATGCGTATAATACATTAGCAGCAGTATCTTCAAAGTAAGTAGAATAACCTCTACTTCTGTAAGGGCTAAACGTACCAGCGCGAGCATCGCCACCTACAGTAATTGTATGATTGTTAGAAGATGCATCAGTTATGTTATTGTTGTCTGAAGTACCAGTTGCTGTCGCTAACAGAGTAGTATATCTACTATTTGCAACTATAACAATAAATTCTAGAGTTAAGTTTGTAGATGTACTTACTGCGCCGTTTGTGCCATCAGTTACGTTGATTGTTAACGAAAATGTACCAGCATCTGCTATTGTAGTACTAGGTGTAATGGTAAATGCATTATCTACCTGACTTATTGTAGCGATATTACCAAGTCCACTTGCAGAATAACTCCATGTAAGAGGGAACCCTTCTGGATCTGTGGAAACTGCTGTAATAGTAGTTGCTGTACCGTCCATAGCAAGTTCATATGTTCCATCAACTCCAGTGATTGCACTAGGGGCATCGTTTTGTACTGTGGCAATTTTATACCACCCAACTCCATTGTAAATATATATGTTATTGTTTGCAGTGACTAGTCCAAAATCTCCATTAGACATTCCAGTTGCAGCAATTAATGCTGTCATATCTGCATAAACAGTTGCACCACCAGAACCAGAACCTAATAGTCCAGTACTGTCTGTCAAGTCTGATATATCTGAAACACCACCAGCATCAGAAAATCCACTAGTTTGAATCCATTGAGAAGATTCACCATCAAGATAGTAAATATACAATAAAAGATCGGTAGTATCAAACCATAATGAACCATTGATTGGATTTGCTGGCGCAGTATCTGATGTAGTAATAGTCGCATCACCACCAAGCATCGGCGCGTTTGATTGTATCCACTGAGAAGATGTTCCATCATCATAATAAATATATAAATTCATCTCATCTGTTTTAAACCATAAATCACCATCTTCGGGATTACCAGGCGCAGAGTCAGAAGTGACAATATTTGTACCAGCAGCTGTTGCGGTTGTACCAGATACAGTAATATTTGGATTTATTGAATCGTCAACTTGATTGATCGCGGCAGCAATAGCTTCAGATTCTGTTACATCTGCAGTTACAATAAGAGTATTTGCTCTTGTATTGATTGCATCTTCAATATCAGTATCTTGAGTGTGCCCAAGGTTTCTTGCAGACCTTGCAATTCTTTTTAATTGTTCAGGATTTGCCGACGGAATTTGATCTAATAGTTTCTGTCTGAGTGATGATATCGAACTGGATAATCTAGTATCTGCCATTTAAAAACTCCAATAATCTTTTCTATTATTTATAATTTAAATTTGTTGCAAAACTTCAATAATTTCTTTTTTTACTGGAATGTCCTCTGTATGAATATTTCCACTCTCAATTCCATTTACTACACTAGGCAACTTGTTAATAAAGGTTAAGAAACTAACTAAAATATAATACTGTTCTTTATCTATTTTTAAAAATAGAATTCTTGTGCAAGGTTCGTTACCCAACACATTATACAATACTATCAGATGATTTAATATCAATCTTTCTTTAAGTTGATTTTTAGTATGATACCTATAAAACAATCTTTTTATATACTTAATCCGCTTCATATCATCCATGAATTCATCCATAGTATGACAACTAGGATTTTCATAAGATTTCATTTGATATAAGCTCACGTTCGCTTCAGTTAAATTCTCAAACATTCAATATTCACCAAGGGCCCCAAATAGGAGATTACATTAATTCTTTAATTTCTTCAATAAGACTTTTCTTTGATTGTCTTTTATCTAGTTCTACATCAAGATTTTCTCTTGCCCACGATTCTAATTCATCTTTAGACATACTGGCAAAATCTGGTCCTGCATCCTCAACAACTTCTGGTTTTGGGGCGGGTTTCGACTTTTTGGGTGCCGGTGCTGATGCTCCTAGTTTATCTTTCAATCCCCTATGAGATACGAGTAGTTCACCTTTCGGCGATTCCCAACCGCGATTTGTAGCAACGGCATCAGGGGCATAACTTGGTTTCTTAATAGACATTAACAGTCTCCCTTATTTAATCATAGATGCGATTTTCTTCGCTCTTGTTTTATTGTTATATTTTTCCATGGCCATATCGTAAACTTGTTTTTTAAGTTCATTCATTTTGATTTTTGGTTCTAATTCTTTCACCAAATCTGCCATTTCTTTTGCATCTTTTTTATCAGATGATTCTATTAATGATTCAACATCAAAATCTTCATTCTTCTTTCTCAAATTTGCCAAGTCCGATCCATCAATTTTACCATTTTTATTTTTATCGATTTTCTTTTGTTTTGGAGAAAGTTCTTCGGATTTACGACATTTACAGTCTGCAGGGCAGTTACAAGGATCTTGGTTGCAACAATCACATTCTGACTCTTGTACATTATCTTCGTTTTGTCTTTTTAATACTGCAGAGACTTGTGGATGATTAGATAATCCTTTTTTAATTTTATCGATTGCCTTTACTGCACCTGTCATGTTACCACCAGCATATCTCTTATCTGATGCAACACCAATTGCCATCTTAATTTCTTTTGGAGAAAACTTTTCTTCCAATTCTTCGGTACAATGTTGTGCATAGAGTTTTTCTAATTTTACTGAATCACATCCTGAGTATGCAGCCATGATTTGTTTTTTAGTTTTACCTTCATCATGCATTTTCTTTAAAGTTTCGACAGTTGGTAGTGCAGAATACTCTTGCAATTCAACTTCTTCTTTAATTTTGTTTTTTGCAAAATAATCGGCGATATCTTGAGCGTCATCAAAAGATTTTTGTCCTTTTTGCCCCTTCATACTGATAAAGAAAGAATCTGCACCTCTATCATAGTCACCTTTACCTACTACTTTACCTTTGAAAACAACATCAACAGCACCATCAGTACTAACTACTTTATATTGTCCTTTACCACCATGTGCAAGAACTTGTTTTCTACCTTCGTCTAAAATAAGGTTTTTAATTTGAGAAAGTACTTCTTCTTTTTTAGATCTTAACTTGGCAAGATCCTCCCCGTCAACTTTACCATTATTATTTGCGTCAATTTTCTTTTGTTTTGGTGAAAGTTCTTCCTTTTTATCCCAAGGAGCCTTTTTCAGAGTTACTTTATCTTTTCCTGATTTGGATGACTGTGCGGTTTTTGCGAGTTTCTTTTGCAATGCAGCCTTTTTGTTTTCATCAAGTTCACCTTCTTCTTTGAAGATGCCTTTGCGTTTCGCATCACCGATGATTTTTGTCATCTGGTCTTTTGACATACGCTTATACTTTGGCATAGACATTAAGTAATCAAATGCATTATGGGATTTCTTACCACTTTGCGACATATACTTTTCATAGTCTTTGATGAGACTTTTGTTTTCAGAAACTTCTTTATTTTCAACAGATTCTTTTCTATGTAAGAATTTTACACCAAACATTTTTTCTGTAGATTTAACACCAATGTGATTTGCAACAACATCAACAATTTTTTCTCTAGGTTCAGTATCTAAGTTATTAGTCATTCCGACAACTTTATCAGACATACCTTTTCTCATCAGTTTTGCAACTTTAAGAAAATCTTTTTTGTCCATACCACCATATTTTTTGGCATACTTTTCTAATTCATCGGCGGCACCTAACATCTTTAAACCACCAGTAGCCTCTGTAAGTTCAACTTCTTCAAGGTACATATTCAATTCATAACTTTTATTATCCATGTTGTAAACTTGAATTTGCACACCCTTTTTCTGGGGTTTACCTTTTTTGAGTAAATCTAATCTATAACTATTTGTTTTACCACTTGAAGGTTTTCTAGGTCCAAATGCAACTTTATCATTAATACTCTCTGGGTCTACTTCGTATCCCATTTTCTTAACAGTATCGTATGCATGTTTCATAGCACTAGAAAAATCTTTGTGATACAGTTTATACTTTTCTTCTAGAATCTCGGCCGTATCTGAATTCTCCATAATATTTTGGATTAGGTCAAGAACTTCTTTCTTTTGTGTGAAAATATTATTGGTCATTTCAATTTCCCTTGGTTTTCTCTATATTTATAATATCAATTATATTGCGATAATTTTTTAATTCATTCGGCGTCATAACTAATTCCATAAAAGGAGTATCTTTCAAATAAGTGTCTCTTAAAGTTTTAGTACCAAACTCTCCACCACCGGCCTTTGGTAATTTTGGTGGATTTTCTGCACCAGACAATGATTCATGCACTGTTTCCTCTGGTACACAATTTGGTACTTCTTTTCCATTTTTCATTTTCATACCGACTTGTTTATAGCCAGGCCAACATGGGCCATTATTTTCTTTTTTATCTTTGGCATCTTTTGACATAGAACCTTTTTTGACAACACCAGATTTTTTGATTTTGTTTATCAGTTGCATTCGTCTTTTACTAGTAATTTCATCTATTTTATCTAGCGAAAGTTCTTCTCTCATTCTAGGTTCTTTTCTATTATAGTGTTGAGTTACTAATGATAGATTTTTTGGATCATTGTTTAATGGATTATTGTCTTTGTGATGTACATCTTTACCATCACCACGTTTTGCTTTACCGGCCTTTTCCATTGCATATCTTGCACGTTTTCTGGCACGATTTTTTTCCATCTGTTCTGGAGTGCCATGATAGTTTTCACGTTCTTTTTTATAATCTCTATCTTCTTCAACACTTTCTTTTTTTACTTTTGCAGCAAGATCTTTATCTGCACCACCCCATGTACCAGATGATTTCGTAACAAAAGAATTGACTCTTGCAAATGCCCATTGTTGTGGAGTAGTGCCTGGCCTATGTCCAGATTTCCATGCAGCCATACCTCTATCATATACCTTTTTAAGTATACTGTATGGCATACCAGACTTATCTGCCTTTTTTCTTAGTCCGTCAATCTGCTCACCAAACATATCTTTATATTTTTTCGTATGTTTAGATGGTTTAGTTTTTGCATTTGCATCACCTGGCGCTGGTTTATATGACTTATCATCACCATCTGGTTTGTCTGCCTGTTTCTTGAAATGTGCTGCACGCTTTTCTTTCGTACCCTTAGACATATCATCACCATCAGCATCTTTTGCATAATACTTTTTAGGTTGAGTGCCTTCTTTGTCTTTTACATCGGGGTCTTGGGCAGTTTTTCTTTCTGATATAAAACTAGAAAAATCTTTCATTTCGTTTTCTTCATATTTCATAACTTTACTAGAAGTACTAAAATTTTTCTTTCTCATAATAGTTTTTGTAACCAATTCAAATTCACCATTATTGTAGTTGATAACTACAGGCAAATTTAAGTCAGTTGAGATATCTTTTAGTACAGCCTCTATATCAGGATTTGATAAGATATTCTTACCTTTATTTTTTTGTATCTTTTTAAATAATTTTTGTAACTCTGCAATTTTAATATCTGGAGAGTTTCTAGAATCATTCATTCTATCTGCAAAGTGTTTCGTAAATGTAACATCAATGTTAAATTTTGCAAGTAATTTATCTGCAAACTTCTCTAAATCTCCAACTTGTTTTTGAGATACCTTTTCATAAATCATATCAAAGACCTCATCATTAGATGACTCTCCTATAGTATCAATGAAACCAGAATTCATAAATTCTGAGAATAATTCTGCATCACCCAACCACAATCCAAATTCGGTATTTTCAACTTTCATTGACTTTCTGATCGCAGTGTATAATTTTTTACCATCAGTCCTTTCAAACTTTGATGGTAAACCGTTTTTAAAACTATCATAATCATCTGCAGCTGCAGCGGCTCTCATCTTAGATGCAGACATACCAGTAACACCTTCTGCATCTGGGTCTCTTTCCCCTGCGGAATATATCTTAATACCACCCTTAAAATCATAAAGGCCGTGTCTGCCTTCAACACCATTATACTTGTTTAATAAAGTTTTAAACTCTGTAACTCTATCTCCACCGACAACCATTGCACATTCTTTATATCCCATTTCATATAAAATTGTTGCAACATTAATTGCAGTTTTTGCTTTATTATTTGAAATGATATTTCTTGAATATTTTGGAAACATCTTTTTCATAAATCTGACTTTGGTCTTAAAATCAAGAGGATCTTTTTTTGGATTTTGAGAATGACTTGGAAAGACCATAAAATCTGCGGCCTCTTTTTTAGCGACTGCAGCAACCTTTTCAATTAACTTTTCGTGTCCAGTAGTTGGAGGATTAAATCTACCAAACGTAAAAACAATTTTATCCTTCGCCATCGTTATCCCTCGTAATTTCTAAGACTTTTTCCATTTGCGCTTTGATGATAGGTTCTCTATTCGGCCAGAAAATATATTCTTTATCTTTATTCTTTAATAGGTTTTGCAATAATGGCATAATAAGTCTTTCCAACTTTAATAACTTATCTTCTAATACTTCCTTAGAAATATCAAGTCCACTACTCTTTTCTTCATACAAACTTTTAGATGCAATTAATTCAGACATAACATCTCTTTGCATTTCAATTAATTCTGAGAGTTTGCCGTCAAGTCCACGTAGTTCTGCACTAGTCGCCTCTGCGACTTGTGTTACTTTTTCTACAGATTCATCACCACCAGAGAGACTACGTAATTCATCTTCATCTACTGCAGTAAATCCAAAATCTACATCTTCATATTTGTATTCGTTTGTCATACTACTATTTAGTCCTTTACTTTTGCTCCACCACGCCATTGATAACAACTCCAATATCTAGCTTTCCATTTAGGGCCAGGATTGTCGCAGTTATGTCTTGCTCTGAAAGATTTTCTCCTTGCAGGATCATCTCTTTTGATTTCCATATTAGGGTCACCAAATCCAACTTTAACAACATTACCCTTTTCATTCTTTACATACACATAAAACTTTTTCTTTCCATCTTGGGATCTACTAGGTTTATTTAATGTAACTTTTTTACCTTGATATTCAGATTCAATCAATTCTAAATCTTCATATAGATTGCATTCTTCGCAAATCTGGTCAATTTCTTCTACTCTGTTAAAACTTTTCATCTTACCCTCTTAACTGATCCATTATGTTTTGCCAGAAATGCCTCAAAAGATACTTCTGGATATTCTTTTTGTAAACTTAGAAACATTTTTAAGTTTGAATTTGCATCATCAAACAGTCTAATTCTTTTATATATTTTTGTATCTAAGTACTTTTTAAAAATAACTTTCTTATTATCCGCAGCAGGACCAGAACCTAAATTTCCAGCGCGTTCCACAAAAATTTTATCTATATCAATCCCTTGATTTTTAAATGTATCAAGAAATAATTTTTTGTCATCAAAATCTGGTCTTGCCGTTACAATAATAACCTTTGAACCAGCCTTAGTTGCATTTTTCAGTATTACCTTTACTTTATTAATCATTCTGGCAATCGGTGTTGAAGTTTTATTAAACACTTCTGCACTTTTAAACTCCCCAAAATCAAACACTTCTCCAGATTTTTTCTTATATGTATTAAATTCCTGATTGTTTAATTTTTTAACAACTTTTCCATCTTTAACAACCTTTACTTCTGCCTTAGTTATAAACATAGTTTCATCTATGTCAAAGATTGTTAGTCCTTTACCTGAGGCCTCAACTAAAAATGTATTAAAACTTTTCACTTCATCAGTCCTTTAATCATCTTTAGTGCTTTTTTACCATCTGCATGTTTTGGATTAATACTTACTTCATCACCATTCATAAAGTCTGATATACTTGCAGACTTTCCAAGTGCGGTGATTGCCTTATGCAGTGGGTCTTTTGGATCATACTTCGTTTCAAATCCACTCTTACCCCTAAGTTCAACCCACTTTTTATCACCCTTATTCCACATCTTCAAAACATCCATGTCTTTGCCACGAATGAGTTTGAGTTTAACACCCTCAGATATGAAATAACCAAAAGATTTCATTAACTATTCTCATCACCAGAATACATCATGTAATCATATACACTGTTCATATAATCATTGCATTTGGTGATTTTGGATTGACACCATGCAGCAAGTTCTAATTCACCACCCATTGCATTTTTCTTCTTTTCAATTTCTTCTGCCAGTTGTAATGCCTTATCAGAAATAGATTTTAACTCAGTGAGTGCCATATCTGCCTCATGATCTTCAACTAAAGGCTGTACAAAATCTTCTTCTATGTCAGAAGATGGGTCAAATCTGTCATTTAGATTTTCAATCATCTTTTGCCATGCATTTATATGATTAGTCATCTTTTTCCTCCAAAGTACTCTACTGCATGTCCGTTTTCAATTAACATTTGATTTACTGATTGATCTTCATTTACCATTATAGTACCAAGGATACGACCGTATTTTCCTGTCTCTTTACCCTTAGTAGTTTGAATAGTAACTGATGTACCAACTGGCGCACAACTTTTTGCAAATTCTTTTGCAGCAAGTCCACGCTCCTTTTCTTCCAAATCTCTAGTACGACTTTCTGGAGTGTTAATTCCAAACAACCTTACACGTTGTTTTCGTAACCATACCCCAAAACCTAGATCAATATCCACATCAACGGTATCACCGTCAACCCATCTTAATATTGTTGCTCTATATGTAAACATTTATTTATCCCATGCCTTAGCTGCTGTGAAATTATTATAACTGAATTCTAATCTATCCACTAATTTTACTGCAGATTTACCATTATTATCAATAGCAACGTAACCTTCTGCATTTGTTACTTTATATCCATTCGATGTACGAATGAAAGTTTTTGTTAATTGTTGTACTTTGTCAAGTTTTTTGACAATAATCATTTTTGCGTCTACAATTCCAGACATAAATTCTATTAGTTGAATTATCATAGAATTATACTTTATTAAATCTTTAACTAATTGGTCTCTCAATTCTGCCTTAGCAGTTCGAGACTTTTCAGTTTTCAATTTGACTATAATTTTTTCATCAAAATATTTCTTTACGTACATAGGATAGTCAAATCTTTTTGCCTTCGTCGAGTCAAATGACTCACCTTTTCTAATAAAAGAGTTTAAATATGTTTTAAATGATGCACCAGATAATGTTCCCTTCATTACATCTATTTGCATCTTTTGAAATTTATTAAAATCTGAGGTTTTAATTTTTTGAAACCTTTTTCCAGTAGATGATAGTATTTTAGTAATTTCAGAAGTTTCTTTTTTAGTAAATTTTGCACTTCCAGAAACATCTTTGTATGTAGCATCGTCCATCCACACAGTAGATGGTTTTCTTAACTTACTAATATCAGCACCAAAGGATGCAGTCATACCCTGTAACTCATTACCTGTATATGTAGTATGCCAAACAATTCCCAATTTTGACTTTTTGATGGTTTTACCCAATTCAGAAGCTACTGGTACTGCATATACAATTGTATTCGGTTGAAATGTGTAGTAATTAATCCCATCTATAGTTTTAGTTTCTACATCATCGGTATACATAAGATCACCTTGTAAAACATTAGTGATACCCAATTTCGAAAGTTCTTCCAACGCGACTTTAAATTTTGAATTAAGGTTGCCTGAGAGATCATTATCTATTTCCTCTTTAGTTTTGTAAAGTTTTGGAGTTATATTAAATACTCCTTTCTTTGCAACAAAGAATTTTCCATCAGATGGGTCAACTCCAGCAAAGATTGCTGGAGCACCATCCCACTTAACAGTCATATTAACTTGTTTGGTAGAAGAACCAGATAACATATCTCTCAACGAACGTAAGAAATTTATTGAAGCCCTACCACCACTAATTCCATAATTGATGATTTCATCTTCAATATGTTCGAGATGCAGGTTCTTACCACCCTTATCTTCTGTCAAAAATTCATTAAAGGATTCCATCATCCTACTTTTCCTGTTGTTAAACTATTATTTATGTATTTTTTTAATCGGATATTTTCAAAAACACACCGGCACTTTCATATTGTTTTTTTGCACCATAATACATCACTTCAAAGAAATCTTTAATACCACCCTTTTCGTCAATTTGTACCAACAAATTTAAGAAATAAAGAGACTGTAATTTCGAACTTAGTTGTGATGCAGTTCTTGCGATATCTTGTTCCAATTCAATTGCGGCTGTTAAAGTGTTTTTAAATATAGTCGGATTTTTTGCAGGTCCAAAATTGATATTCTGTCTATCAATTTTCTTCAAGTAAACCTTTTTATATAAGTGTACCCAATAATCAATTTCATTTTGAGTGAATGATCCCATTCTTGGCATATTTTTCATATCAAACCGTGACATAGAGTATAGTTTTAAGAAAGGGTCTACAGCAAGAGGTCCAGATACTTTACCCAATTTTGCAGATGCACCCTTTGCAGTCATGTCTATTTGGTTTTTCTCTCGCACTCCACCAGAAAAGGATCTTTTCTGCATCGTAACTAAGTTTCCATTAATATCCAATTGAAAGGAAAGTTCTCCAGTTTTGAATTCTCCATTACTTTGAAGTGTCCAATCAAAATTTATCCCACTCTGAATAACTTTGATGTTTGGAGATTCTTGTTGTCTGATTATTTTAGGGTCACTCCATTCAGTTTTAATTCTTTTCTTAGGGTTTACTTTCTTTAAAGAGATTCCCAACAAATCTTTATCATGGGCATAATATCTCATTTTAGAATTTAAGTAATCTAGTGCGGCATCTTTATCATTAAATTTTCTCACTTCATTCAACTCCTTCATAATTTTAAATTTCTTAGAACTACGAATAATAACAATATCCATTGGGTTCCAAGCATCTTTTTTAGTAACTCCACAATATTGTGATGCGAGTTTTTCAATTACTGGCATGACTCCTGTATCTCTACTATATTCATATCCACCTCGTTTCACATAGTCTTTTAATGCCTGAGCGGTTGCCTCAAAACTTTCCATCCAATCATCATCCACTTTTTTGTAGATATTTTTAATTGTATTAAATGTAGGTTTTTTATTTTTTTCAATCATTTGTTTGCAAAACTCTAGTGTGGCATTTTCTTGAAACTTGGTTTCAGATGCATCCATGCCACCTTTGGTTTTACCAGAACCATCACCAAATGTAATATTTAATTGACTGATGTTACAACCAGCTTTTGTTAATGCACGTTTGAGATTTGGGATAGTGATATTCTTAGAAACACTTCTAGGAATTTTAATAGTAGTATAATTACCTTTAGGATCTAAGATAATTGGACTTCTATATGTTTCGTTGATATACTGTTGTATTCCAACTATATCTTTTCGCCTAGGGCGTGTTGCGGGAACTAGTTTAGTGTCTTTTGCGTCATTTAATCTTAGATTATATGCCATTAGAATCAATCCTTGCTCTGTTAGTTCATATTTATTAAAAACTATTAGGCAAGGATTGTCAAGTAAAAAAGTATACTATAGATAGTGCAAATACGTACTAATGATATATTTGTCGTTACTTTTAGGTGCTTCTGCAAGATGAGGATGAGTCCAGAATGGTGGAAACACCATAAGACTACCCTTTGTTGGTTTTGCGGCAAGTTGATATTCTGGAAAAATAGTCTGGCCACCTTCTTCAACGTCATTAAGGTAAAACATAACTACCAAAAATCTCTTTGCGGAGGCATAATCTCCAACATCAGAATGATAACCAAAATGTTCTTCTGTCTCCGCATTTGCAGTGTACTTTTTCATTCTAATTTCTTCATTAGATGCCTGGGTTGGAAAATGTTCAATATTCCAAAATCTACGATATGATTCGGTATATTCTTGCACCTTTTCCAACATTCTAAATCCGAGTCTATTAAACTCTGGTTCTTTTTCCAAAAGTTCACTATTGAATATATTTAATTCAGTAAACTTACGAAACCCTTCAGTTTCTGTTACTTTATGATATTCTTCTGATTTATCAAAAAGTTCAACCAACTTGTCGCACATATCATCTTCTAATGCATTATCATACATACAAATAAATGACTTTGCACCACTTGGTTGTACCATTTCGAATGTATCTTCAGTTTCTAAAACTGTCTGTTCTTCTGTAAATTCTTCACTCATATTTTTATCTCTACACTTCCTAATTTCTTTCTTTGTCCAAAGTTTGATTTAAATGTACTATCTTGTTGTTCTGTAATCAATTCATCTTGGGCTGCATCTTCTGCATCGTATAGTCTCATTTTAGGTCTATCGATACCAACTACAAATCTTTTATTTACATTTGGATCATTATATCGATTTTTCAACTGTTTTACAAGTATCTGATCTAATTCCTGTAATTCTTCTGTACTAATTAAAGCAAACATCAAATCTGCAGTTGCAGGCAAACCGAATGACTCTGACGTATCTTCTAGTCCAACATCAGAGTTGGTATATCCACTACGTGTAGTTTGTGTTGCACTAACGATAGGCAAATTATTCTCTACTGCAAGTCCACGTATTTCTTCTGCAATAGATTTAATATATGTGTATGAATTAACACTACCACCCTGTTTAAT